AGAATCAAAATCCATTAGGATTCTTTTTTAAACTTGAGTTCTGTCTGAAGTTTCTCCTCAAGTAAAGGGAGTATTTTTGCCCAAGCAGCATCATCATCTTTAAAATCCTTGTAAAATCCAAGGACTTCCTCACCAACAACATAACGATGACCTTGCTTAGTAATAACTCCATAACCTTCTGCCATCTCAAGAAGACCAGAATATTTTGAAATACCTGTACGGAAGTTCAAATACATCTCAGCCTCAAGAAAAGGAGGAACGAAACGATTCTTGGTAGTCAATGCTCTCATGGTAAGACCATTAACATCTTTAGAAAGAGGTGTAGTTTCATCTGAAGCATTCTTATTATCAGACTTTCCTACACGCTCTTGTTTGGTTGCCATTTGAACCAATACAGAAGACATATACAGAGGACCAGAACCACCTGATTGACTCTTAACCAAAGTAGGATAAAGAGCACCGGGATTATCATAGGTATGATTGGTGAATACAATTGGGCAGTTTGCTTTAGCAGCAGCATGTGTAATTGCTCGAAGCATACTCTTAAGTGAAACTGCTCTTGCACCCATATCAGCAGAATCTTTACCATCCTCAATCACTTTTGCCTCTCTAGCAGAAATAAGATTACCAAGAGAATCAATAGCAATCATTACTTTGCCTTGTAGCTTATTCTCAACAACTGTCTTAAGAAATTTAACCAACTGATTACGGCATTCCTCGATAATCTCAATAGGACAATGCTTAATCTTAGCAGGATCACAACCAAGAGTCTCAGCAGTCTCTTTGTCGAGAGCATTCTCGGTATCGAAGTAAACTACATGCATACCTTTCTTCTGAGCATTAGCCATGATCTTATTGACCATAAGTGTCTTTCCACAAGCCTGTGGACCTGCAAATCCAATAATTCTTCCCATAGGGATTCCGCCATAAAGAGAACCTGAAATGATTGCATTAAGAGCCATACATCCAGTATCGACCCATTCCTTTACTGTTGAAAGTGTATTCTCATCTAAGAACTGAGCATCTGGATTAAGATCATCAAGAATCTTAAATGCATCTTTGATATCTCCACTAATTTCTAGGTTTTCGTCTTTAGTTTTTTTAGCCATATATATATAATAGCACAAAACCCACAAAAGTCAAAGACCTTTGTGGGTTTGTGCTGGTTTCTTTTTTTCTGATTACGAATTACTCATCAAACAGGTTGATAATTCCTCCATTACCACCTTGGGGAGTTGGTGTCTGAACACCAGCGGGTGGTACAAAAATGTTACTCTTGTTAAACATCTGAGTATACTGTGCCTGTAGACGGAAATCAAAAGCATTGATATCAGTCTCAGTGATAGTGCTCTTCTTAAAAGAGAAGACTACATCACCAGTCTTATCTGCCAAGAATTCTCTGAAGAAAATCGGCAAAAGCTGAACTGACATTCTTCCGCTCTGATCTTGAGGGACAACATGAAGAACAACAGGATTCTTGACACTAAGGACAGAATCTGTTTGGTTATCAAGCTCTCCTACAATCGTTCTACCGACTGTATCGAGGAATGTTACGATTTGGGTTGTTGGGTTTGTTTGTGGGTATGTTTCACTCATATGTTTTATATTTTACTATTATATTGATAAAAATCAAGGCATATTTTTATTTTTACATAAAATTTCCTTTAAATTCATTAAATTTATTTAAAGCTTCTGATGTATTAGGAAATAATTCTGCAACTATTTCAGCAATAGCTAATGCAATTTCTCTATGTTCCAATTGTGTATTCTCTTCTAATCTCACATTAAAATAAGAAAGCCATGAACGTAGATTTCCTGTCATATAAAGAGTGGTTTGAGTACAAAGAGGAAGCACCATTCTTGCACATTCCTTTGCTGCACCTTTGTTTAAAAGTAAATTATAAAGCTTTGAACCATCTACTATATATTTTTTGATGTCGCTTAATTCTTCTTCTGATATTTCTAATTTTTCTTCACTAGATTGTCTATTTTTTTCTGCTTGTTTTCTTAAATCGAAAGGTTCAAATTCAGTTGCTGTGCTATATCTTTGACTAAATTCTTGAAAACAAAAACTTCTATGACGAAGAATTTGTGCAGCAATTGCTCTCGAAGTACTAATCTCAAATGTAATGCTTACTTGTTCAAATGGAGACCAATGTTTATGTTTTATTAGATATTTTAACAATCTTGGTGCGGTTTCTGTATTTAATTGATTAGAAGGATTAGATACTCTAGCGATATAGCTGACTAAATCTTCAGGAGATAGTAGACCTTCTATTACGGGCTGTGTTATGCTTATTAATTTTACTTCCATATTAATATTATATACTGTTATGAAAATAATTCAATAAGATCTGTATGAGTTTCATTGGTTATTTGAGGAATATACCAACCAATACAGTCATAAAGCTTCTCAATAGGCGATAAAACAGTCTTTTCAAACATTGCTGAGTAATTTACTGGAAATATTTCTTTAAGTTCATCAGGAAAATCCTCAAGAAATGCCATAGACTTATAATTAAATTGATTTTTAGAAGGATAAAACCATTTAACCTTGGTTCCGCTTGAAATCTTTTCATACTTTTTAGTAAGATTAAGATGTCTTAGCATATAATTGTAGTGAATTGATGCGGCGGCATGAACTGGAGTGTTTAATCCTAGCTTTCCATCATTCATTTTACTGGTTTGCTTCTCTAAATTGGTGATTTTTGTCCTAAAAGCTATGTCTTGAATAGAGAATTGACAGAACTTTTCATATGCTTCCTTCAAAATCTTATTAGCAATGTCTTTATCTTGAGAAAGAATAGCAGATTCAAACACTAATTTGATTAGTTTCTTAACTTCTTCGGAATATGTTGACTTAACAACTTCTACTCCTGTGTATTTGAATGGGTTTTTTGGAACAACTCCTTCCAATTCGAGTACATGAAGGACATATCTCTTCTTTTCCATGAAGACTGCAACATCACAGACAGCTTCTTGCTTGAAAATAAATCTAGGATCAGTTGATTTAAACTCGATTTTAGACCATTCAATAATCTTTTTATTAAGATGATCACCAAATTTCTTAATAATTTTACGAGCTTCGTCTGTTATCTTTCCATTATCTTGCAGTTTAATACCCAAATGGCTCAAAACTGGATGTATTGAGAAGTATGCACTATCAGTATCACCATATTTGTAGACATCCTTCTTTTCACAAGGTATTCCTTCACTCTTTACATAGTCATAAACGATGTCTGCTGCCTGTTTAACGACAGATTGACCAGTTAGGGTAATACTGGCAGCATGATCGATATCATAAAAGGGAGAATAGATCTGACCAAAGACTCCATAAACAGAGTTTAAGATGAGTTTATAAGTGTTTTGGAGGGTATCTAGATCAAGAATCTTCTGTTTGAGTCTATCTTGCTCTGCTTTATCCTTTGTTTTAGACAATTCCTTCTTAGATTTGATCATTTCGTCTTTTGCATCGACTCTTTCCTTATAAAGACGATCAATAAACTTAGGAACTACACCTTTAAACTTTTGTGTATAAAGAATATTGAATTTAGAAAGAGAAAGAGACTCTTTTGTTACCAATTTATTGAATTTTTCTTCCTCTAATGTGATAATTTTGTTATTAACAAGCTTTAAGTTGTATTTTCCATTCTCTACTGAGATTATTCTTCCTATTTTTGTCTCAGGAGAGACATTTAAAGAGATAATTGTATTCGGATATAGACTATTTGCATCAAAACTTACAACAGAATTGGACAAACCACGCTCTGGTTCTTGTACAAAGCCACCTTCATAATCAGATTTGATGTTTTCTTCCTTAAATGTTGGAATAACCATACCATCTTTTGATGCTTGATGAGCAATAGCACCAGTAATCATGGCTACTTTACCTAAAGATTTATCAAAAGGAATGAATCCTTTATAAGAAACATTACGAATGAGACCCAAGAACTTCAAACTTTCATCAAGTTTTACCAAAAGACGAACATCTTGAATATTATATTCAACAAATTTATTCCAATCAGTATCAGCAAGAGTAGAAAGGTTTGTGCTTCCAATATTAACCTTTGTTTCTCCAAGTTCATATTGACCAATGTAACCTAATGAATAAGATTCTCTGTCTCCTCTTGCGAAAGTTTTATAAACTTCCATGTAATCGATCAAAGAAACACCATTGATATACCAACGATCAATAGGTTGACCAAATTTATTCTTTCCTGCATTTTCTCTAAGATAAACATTATTAACTGGAGATAATCTTCTTGCATGATCCTCACCAAACAACTTAATCAAACGATTAATAATATATGGAATATCAAATCCTTCAGAGTTCCAACCAACAACCATGTCTGGTGGATCGTTTTCCCAAAATTCCAGAACATTTTCCAGAAGATGTAATTCATTCTTACAATGGTAGTAAATTACATCAGGATCTGTATTGTTATATGGTTCTAGACCCCAAGTATAATACTTTTTATCAAGAGAATTATAAATTGTGAATAGATTTATTTTATCAGGAGCCTTTTTAGGATCAGGGAAACCTTCTGTTGAATAGGTTTCTATATCAAAGAAATAAATCTTTAAAGCAAACTGACCAAAATTTGGTTGATCAATAGCATCTTTGAATGTAGAAAGCAGAAACTCTTGGTCACAAGGGAGGTCATGAAAGATTCTTTTGATTGGTGTTTCATTTATGAATTTATTTTTTTCAAATTGATTCGCAAATTTGATCTTCTTGAGTGGAGTATTATAGATTGAAAGAGCATCACTACCTTGTTGTGATTCTACATAAAGATAAGGCTCATACGATGTCTCTAACTTGATACGATTTCCAGAATCATCCCAAGTCCAGAGATGTATAGATTGCGCTCTACCATCATAATAAACATTTCTCCATGCCATGTATGAGATTATACACGCTGATCGGGGTTATTTTCAATTAAAATCTTTGATTTTGCATTTCTTTCTTTAGAGCCCCAAGCTGTAGTATACAATGCTTCATATTCATCAAGATGATCTTCCATCCAAAGACCTTCTGTAAACTTTCTAGAATTCTCAGAAAGGTTCATATAACGATCAAAATCAGAAGTAATGTATTCTAATTGTGAAATAAGATCTTTTCCGTTCTGGAACTTAACTTCTGCATCCTCATATGTACAAAGATCCTGATAAGCACCGGGCATTCCTAGTGCTCCTGCTTCAATCATTTTGATATTGCTCTTTGATTTATTAAAGACATTATCAACCAAAGGTGCAAATGCTGCATTGCATTTGGTATCATATAAGCTCTTTGGTAAATCCATTAGAGGCGACCAATCAATATATTCCATTTCACCATTATCGATAAAAGGCTTGACTGCAAGAGGGAAACAACCCTTCCATACAAATTTGAATTTCTTACGAGCCTTAATGATTTCATCAATAACATGGGAAAAATCATCTTTCATTCCTGTCTTATTACCTACATCGATGTGTGTTCCAGATCCTGCATAAAGAATACGAGGACGCTTCTTATGTCTGTCATAAAGTTCCTCTACTCTCTTTCTGTCATAGAATCTATCAAGCCAGAATTTAGGAGCATAGTTAGGTATGACTGTAATATTTTTATTACCAGTTTTTTCTATGTAATAGTCTTTCATGTATTTGCATGTGACGGTTACTTCGTCCATCATGCCCATGATTTCAAGAATACTATCGATGATTTCTTGATTAACAAAAGCCTCTTTACATCTATTATAATCAGGGATATCATCCTTGAATACAATATCATCAACTTCATAAATTAAACGATATCCAAGTTGAGGTTTAGCCTTTACCAATTCTTTAATAAATGCATTTTGAACTGGTGTAGCCTGTCTTTGCATTCTGATTGCTGAAATTCCCTGATAGAATCTAAGATCAAGAACCATACAGGTCAATCCAGATATACAAGCTTTTTGGTATGAGTTCAGACAGAACTCAGGCCAAATCATTCTCCAGAATCCACAACCACCATAATCAGCATAATAATTCAATGCTCTTGGAAGATTGGCTTCTGGCATTTCTACTGGAGGAGGAGTTGGTACACTTACAGGATTAGCAGCTACATAGCTATAATTTGGTACTCCGAAAGGAAGATTATTTGCATTAGGAATACCAGAAGAAATAGGTCTATACTCATAAACAATACTATTGTTCGTATTAGGAGCAACAGAAGTATTTTCTTTATTTTTTATTTTTATCATATTTGCTTATATTTTATAACAAAAAACTCAAATATCAACAGTCTTTAAAGAAGTTATTCCATTTTTCTTTTCTAAGAAAATAGTATTATCTATATCAGAATTGATCGCATGGGTATTATGAGATATCAAATAAACACATTCATTATTTTTAACAACTTTATTTCTTAATATTTCCATAAATTTTAAAACTCCCTTTTGATCTAAGCTAGAATCCATCCATTCGTCATAGATAGCTATGTTAAAAGAAATACCTGTTTGAAGTTTCAATATGTCCTGAAAGGTAAAAAGAATTGCAATATCGATTCTTTTTCTTTCTCCTCCAGAAAAATTAAAATATGAACATTCTTTACCAGAAGAATTGAATATAGTTTCTTCAAAAAGTTCATTAAATTCACAAGTACAAGGTGCATCTAACGTCTTTAAATAGAAATTGAGTTGATTATTAAAAAGAGATATCAACTTCTTGACGATAAAAGTTTTAACACCTTCTTCAGAGACAATAAATTTTGCATTTTCTAAAATTAACAGATCCTTCTGTATGTTTTTAATATCTTCTTCCAAGTTTTGGATTTTATTCTTAGAATCATCTATTTTATTATCATCTTTAAAAAATTCTTTTTTGATTTCCTCTATATTCTCTCTATATTCTTCTATTTTTTCTAAAATAGATTTGATTTTCTGTTCATGTAATGAAGCATTTGAAATTTCTTCTCTATAGTTTTCATTTTCTTCTTTAATTTTTTCTATAGCAGAAGTTATTTTTTGGCTAAACTTTGTTTTTTCTTCTGATTTTTGATTGTTTTCATCATATATGGGTTGAAATTTATTGATAATATCATCTAACTTTTTAATTTCGTTGGTGATATGATCTAAATCTTCTTCACAATATTCTCTATTGCATGTAGGGCATGTATTTCCCTTATCTAGAATCTTTTGTTTTTCTTTTTTTGCTTGTCGGATTGCATCATATGCATCAGATTTGCTATTTTCCAATGCTGTTATTTCTTTATTTGTATCAGAAAGAGTATCTTTTAGTTTAGATATATTTTTTTCATTGTCTTTTATTAAAGATTTTAAAGAAGAAACATCCGGAATGTTTTTATTCTTTAATACATCCAAATCATTTTGCGTTGTTTTGATTTTCTTTTCTATATTCTCTATTCTTTCTTTTTTGTTATCATCAAAAGATTCTTTATTTTCACTTAAAATATTAAGAATTTTTTGTTCTGAAACAAAATCCTTTGCTAAAAGCTCATTTTCCTTTTTCTTTTCATTTAAATCTGATCTAACTTTCAAAAGCATTTGGCTAAAAAAATCTAAATTAAAAATTCCTTCAATAAACTTTCTTTTATCTACCTTTTTTTGAGCCATAAAAGGTATTGTATTATTTGCAGTCATAATGACTGCATTCTGAAATACTTCCTCATTTGCACCTATAAGATTTTTAATATATTCTTCTGTTTTTGGAATGGTAGAAAGGGATATATCTTCTTTAGTATTATCATCTTTAACTTCTTCTATAAGAAGTTTACTAGGATCTAAAGATCTCATTATAAGATATTGTTTTTTTGTGTTATTTTCTTCTACAAAGAAGTTTAAAGAAACTTTACAAGTTTTTTTATTAATACTATTTGTTATATTATCTTTCTTAATATCTCTAATAGTATTTCCAAACAAACACCAATAAATAGATTCTATAAGAGAACTTTTTCCTACTCCATTTCTACCACCCTTATCAAGGTTTTCCCCTGTTATTAGATTAATACCTGAATTAAAATCAAGATAAAGCTCATCATCTCCTACAGAAAGGAAATTTTTGATTTTTATTGCTTTGAACAATATTTGTTTCATTAAAGATGAATTTTATCATAAATTAATGGAAAAATCAACTTATTCCAAATAAAATTTACTATTAATTTTCTTTTCTAATATGTCAAATTTGGATCCTTCTTCTATTTCATCATCCCATCTATTATGCCAATGCCAAGCAAATGCACCATCATATAATTCCACAGGTTCTTGTTTTTTAAATGGATTTAAAGTTGTTCCTTCAAATCCCCATTCAGAATCAAACCAAATTCCGGGCAATATGGTCAAATCGTTTTCACAAACTCGGCTATATAGATGATTACCCCATATATTTGTATTTTTATTTTTAGGAGAAGTAAGAAGATATTTTAATAATTCAGAAGATAGATCAGATTCTTTATCTAATTTCATTATAGCACCGTTCATTGTTATGTTTGGCTCAAAAGAATTAAATCCTGATGTACCCCATTGGTATAAAAATTCTAAATTAGATAAAGGAGATAGATTTCTTAAAACTAAAACATCCATATCTATATAAAACCCACCATATTTGTGTAATATTAGAAGTCTAAAAAGATCTCCTTCGAGATAACAAAGATCATCTTGTATTTCTTCAATGTTTATTTTACCTTCAAGTAAAGTATTTTTAGTTTCTTCTAACAAATCCCATATTTTAAAATTTATATAAGGAGAAACTTCTTTAAAAAATTTATTATCTCTTAAATCTACATTCGACCAAAGATTTATCTCAGCATTTTTATGATTTACTATTATAGATTTTAAAACAGCAAGTTGTTTTCTTCCAAATTCTCTAGGAACTTTCCAAAAGCAGTGAAAAACCATTGGAGTTTCTTTTTCCTCTAAAGTTTTAGCATATATTAAAGATTTTAAATAGGAATTTCTATCCGATCTATAAAGATCTAAATTATTATTTAATATTTTAATCATTTAAACAATATATAAGATATGGTCTTTTATTTTTGATATTAAAAATCCATTTCTATCATTTGGTTCATCAAATAAAATTTCATATTTTTTATCATTCCTCATTATATTAGAAACTTCAAAATTTTTAAGTGCTAAAGTATCATCTAATATAAAATATGTTGTTTTGTCTTTTAATATGTTGAATTCTGCTAATGTACTAAATTCTCCTCCATCTAAAATTAATAAATCTATTTTTTGTGGCAACATATCCAATACACATTCAACATTGTTGCAATTATATATGTCTTCTTTTAACCATTCTTTTTGGATATTTTTAGAATGTATTGAAAAAAATTTATCATCATCATTATCAATATTAAGCATATCTTCTGGATTAATAATTCTTCCTAATAATAAATTAAAATTTATTATTTTTGGAAAATTATTAAAATTATTAATAGCTTCATTATAAAATGATTTATTTGATTCCAATGAATAAACTAAATAATTAGTTTTTTTGCTGTCAACTATAGCATCATAAATGCATTTAGTTGTACCCATACCATTCCATGTTCCTATTTCTACAATAGTTTTAATATCATCTTGTTTGCACATATTGTAGATGATATTGCCTAAAGTACTTCCTCTGTTAACTTGTCCTTGCATATTTTTTTTATAAAATTAGTCCAATAATTTACTTTAAGTTTTTTAAAATTCCACTCTTTTTTTATCATTTCTGTATATTTTTGCTCTAAATATTTTTTTTCTATCTCATTCCAATCTTTTATGAATAGAATTGGTAAATCAGTAAAAAGATGATGTGCATTTTCATATTTTACAATAGGAATACTGCCCATATAAAGAGTTTCCCATAATCTATGAGTATCAATACCATTACCTCTAGGACAAAATACAAATTTTGATGTTTTTATATCTGTTAAATATTTTTTTCTACCTTCAATTGAACAATCTATATTACCTACTTTTACCCAAGATTTTTTTGAAAATTTTTCAAAAACTAAATTTCTTTCAAATTGATTAGTTGATGTATTTATATTTAAATAAGATAATTCAGTTTTATTTAAACTATTATCAATAAAAATATTGAACATAATATTTGTATTCCCATAAATCGGATGAAGAGCAGATTCATTCGAATTATTGGTTATGCCAAGTGGTATTCCAAAACAATTATCTTCTTTATTATCTTTATTTATACAAAATATTTTTTTAAATTTTTTTGCTATATCACTGGTTATAGGATAGTCAGAATGTCCAACCACACAAATATCATCCACTGTTTTAGGATGAATTTCACCTCTCCAATTAAAAATACCTGTATAAAAATAATCAGTTTTTATATAACATATATTATTTTCTAAACAAAATTTTAAATATTTATCTGTTGTAATAATATCAGATTCTTCATATATTAAATTTTCTATTTTCATACTAATATCCAATTTAATTTAAATTTTTGTGGTATATTATTATTAATTTTATTATGATAAAAAACAGGAATGTCAATATTCATACTATCAACAATCGTTTGAAACGAAGATGATATGCAATGTATTTGTGTTGCATTTTCTATTAGATTCATATAATCGAAAATTACATCTGTGTATTTTTCTACAAAAATAGTTTTTAAAGATTTGTTTAACACACTATAATCAATACCATCCCTATTAGTACTACCTAATGTATGCACAAGAATATATGACTCCCTTTTTGGATTTAGTTTATTAAATAACTTTTCTTCAGAAAGTATATCTCTTTTTACATAAAAAGAATCCCATCTTTTATTAAAATCTATATTAGCTTCTACATAAAAAAGTTGATCCCATGTTATATTTTCTGGAGGTGATTTAAATCCAACTTTAATATATGGTATATTACTTTTTAAAATAAATTGATCTGCTTCAAAATCATCTTTAACACTAATAAAAGATAAATTTTCTATATCTCTATACATAAATTCTACAGAAAATATATTATGATTTTTTACAATTAATTTATAAAATTTATATTGATTTTTTTTTATAATTTCACGAACTAGCCCATTGCATATAATATGGTCGCCCAATCCTAAATGATGGTATATAATAAGTTCTTTCATTGTGTTAAAAAAAAAATTTTAATTCTCTTTTAGCTTTCCATCCAAATATACAACACGTTTTTGATATATCTGCACAACTATGTTTTAATTCTCCTTTTTTTTCTTCTGTATATTCAATTTTATCAGAAATCCAAGAAGCTAATTGATTGATTGATATATCATTACCAGTGCCTACGTTATAACAATCTCCATAAGAACTTAATTCTGTAGAAGATGCTTTTATATTGATATCTACAACATCATTCACATCAACAAAATCTCGTGTTTGACTACCATCTCCATAAATCAATAAAGGTTTATCTTGGTTTTTATTATTTAAAAAATTAACAAGCACCGAAGAATATGGACTAATAGAATTATTCTCTCCATATACATTAAAATATCTCAGCGAGATTGTTTCTATCCCATAAAGATTATAATAAATTTTACAAAGATTTTCTCCATATAATTTAGATGCAGAATATAAATTTAAAGGATTAACTTCATCCGTTTCACTGTATATGTTTTTATTTTCTATTTGTTTATAAACTGCGGAGGTAGAAGAAAATACAAATTTTCTAACTTTCATCAATCTACAAGCTTCTAAAACATTTAAAGTAATATTTGTATTGTTTAATCCACTTTCTCTGGGAAATTTGTTACAATAGTCAATTGATATGTCCGCTGCTAAGTGAAAACAACGATCAATGCCTTTAAAAAGATTTAATATGTTATCAAAATCATTTAAATCATAATCATAATATTCAGCACCATCTACAATATAGTTATTTTTATTATTAGAACTGTTGTTATCGATTACGATTACAGTATCTCCTAATTCTATTAATTTTTTAACAAGATTGCTTCCTATGAATCCTTTTCCACCTGTTACTAAACTTTTCATTGATTATTAATTCCTAATTTGTCTAAAAACAATTTCCAATTTCCATGAAAATTTTCGTTTTCATCTATTGGTTGTCCTATAAACCATATTTTATCTCTTTCTATGTCTCTTTTCAATGTAAAAGTTTCTTCGGTATGTTCTAAATTATCATTTATAGCATACTGATGGTATATATCAAACAGTAATTTTTGATCCATACCATGTTTATCTTCATTGAAATTAAAGAAATTATTAATTTTATCTTTTATGTCTGGTATGATTCTACCTTTTGCTCCCCACATTCCACCAAGAATAGGGAATTCTGGAGTATAATGAAGAGGATGATCTTTCATTATATGAAAAGATTTTCCAGATTTTATCCATTCGTCTACTGCTACCTTTTCTCTAATAGATAATCTAGAATCTGTGTCTCTACTGATAAAATAATCAACATCATTTTCTCCTAAAGGTAGAAATCTATACATCATGGAATAGTGACTTCCTTTTTTGTTTACTAAAATAGTTTCTACATTTGGATATTTCAATAATTCTTTCTCAAAAAAATGACATTCAGAAAATATATAATATCTACAAGTCCAATCTGGATATAATTTCTGTGCTAATTCTGCATTTCTTAATGCTCCTATCATATACATAGGAGCATCTCCATATACGCAAAATGATATTATTTTTTTAGTCTCCATTTTATGTCAAATTCATTCCATTCTTCAGGAACTGAGTCAAATTTTCCATCTTCTAAAGATCCCCAACCAGTTGCTATTTTTTCGTAATTTTCATTTAAAAAATTATCAAAATTTGCTTCTTTATTTTGAGTTTCTTTATTTTCATTTACATATATTGGTGGTGTATGGTTTTTTTCAACTTCACATTGAATTTCTTCTATCATTTTATTATCTATCAATTCTTTTATAGTTTTTAAAATGATAAAATCATACCCTTGTGCATCGCTTATATATGTTTTTATTTTTTTAATTTTTCTTTCTTCTAAGAAATTTTTTAAATTTATAGTAGAAACTCTAATGGTTTGATTACTCTCTATCATATCATGTAGATTACAATCTTTATTAGATTTTAATATGGAACTGGAATCTCCATTATTTTTAGAAATGTTAAAATCTAAATAATCATTATGTTTTTCACATATTGCAGCATTTATTATATGTATATTTTTATTGTGAGAAAACCTAGACTTTAAATGTTCACAAAAGGTAGGATTTGCTTCAAAAGCATAAATTTCATCATATAATCCATCATAAGATGATAGACTGTTTCCAACATGAGCACCAACATATATGAGAATTTTCTTATTATCTTCAAAATTATTTTGTTTTCTTCTTATATATGTTTCTTTATCTATATTAAAATAACTTTCATTTTTCAGATATAATTCATCATATTGTCCTTTTTGCCAAGCAGGATGTTGATGTTCTATGATTACTGTTTCTGACTTATAACATTTATTAAGATTTAAAGAAATGTCTGTAAATTCATTATCACACCAAAGACTGATATAATCAGGATGATAGATGTATCCAAAACGGTCATAATATTTTCTACCTAAAATAGAAAGCGTATTAATATTATTCTGACCACCATCATTATACCAAAGAACACCATCAGTATCTGCAAAATTATCATTCATGTCTTTTCTTATAGTATCATCATATCCATGAATGACTGGTATCATATCATCCGATGCCAGCATTAATATATCCCAACCTTTAACTTTTTCTAAATCAGCATTACATGCTTGTATTTTGCTTTTGCTATTACCATAAAAATAAATTATTTTTGTTTTATTTTTGTATGATTCTAATTTTTCTTTTACAGAATCATTATTCATACTTTGATCATCAAAATCCATTGATATCAAAAAGGCAAGCTTAGAACAATCTGATGCAAGATTAATGTATTGATCCAATACATTAAAAAATTTGTCAGGTCTTCCTCTGGTTGGGAATTTTATTAATAATTTTAACTCTTTGTGCATAATTTTAATTAGTAGAAGGATAATAAAAATATATCGGTCCTTTAATGAATACTTCGGTTTTTAATTTTCCTTTTAATCTTTCGGAATATGATTTGTCTTCTTGCCACGAAATCTCTGGAAATTTAGTATCAAGTGCTATTTCTCTTTTTATAGGATTTAAATGATTTGGACAACGGTAATATATTTCATCCTTTTCAAACCAATCTTCATATTGTAAAGAATGAACAAATTTTTTTGGACCTATATTTGTTAGAGTTATGATACCTTCTATTCCTACACAATCTGGATTGGTTTGTATTGCTGTTAGTATACCTTTTATATAAAAAGGGGAAATCATATCATCATCATCAACAAAAACTACATAATCACCTTTAGCAGCTTCTAAAAGTTGATTTCTTTTTGCCCCTATGCTTAATTCTCCATTGTCACAAACCGCAAGCATTTCTATCTCTGGATTAGATTGAGCTTTTAATACTTTTGCTAAATTTCTAAAAACACCTTCTCTTTGGTGCATTGTAACTGTTAAAATTGATAATCTTTTAGACATAATAAAGAATATATTATTACAATTAATAAAAAATTCAACTTTATATGGGTGTAATAATATAGATAAATTATTTTAATTTTATTTTATAGTGTTTATGGTTAGGTTTAACTTCTAAATCTATTTGAAAATCATTCAAATTAATTTGAATTAATCCATCTTTAAACATATCAGTTTTTTCGTTTTTTAAATCTTCTGTTTTTTTACCATTTATCAAATGTTTTTCTAATTCTTTTGGATCATGTAATCTATGTTCATGTGGAACAGAGTAATATCTACCAAATTTATGTTTATAGGGTTCTAATCCCATTTTTTGGCATCTATAATGTAAATTATTATCTTCTCCTCCCCAACCTATGTAAGAAATAGGATAACCATTAACTTTTTTAAAATGTTCTTTAGTAAAAAGATTAACACCTCCCATTATTGCATCTGGTGTTTCTATATAATTAAATTGACTACAAAATGTAGAAAGATGTGATGGTTTTATAGGATAAGAATAGTCAGAATATTGGGGTATTAAGTCAACATCATGAAAACAAACATAATCTGAATCTTCTGATGTTAAAAGAAAACCTATATTATTTAGTAATCCTTTATTAAAAAGTTCATTATCGTTTTGTTCAATAACCAAAATTTCGTATTTTTCTACTTGTTTGGGCAAATATGCCTCTAAAGCAGGAATAATCGTTTTTAGAGCCTCCTCACGCTTTCTATAAGGTATTATAATCGAGAGTTTGTGTCCTTTATTGATCAAAAACTTTCTACTATAGTTGTTTTGTAATTGCATTAGGGTATATTCTAATGCTTTAATCCCTACATCTTGAATTTGGTTTGTAAAATGACCCCATTTTTGAACAAAATAATTTGCTGAAATGTCCCAGTTTTCTTGATATTTTTCTTTATTGGTGATTGAAGAGTTTTCACTGCTTCCTTCTATATCTGTAAGGTAATCTTCACTATTTAAAAGATCCGGGAAGTACCAAAAGGGTGGTGCTACTGTTTTTTTTGCAAGATTATATTCAAAATCAATATGTTCAAATGCATTAATATAGTTTTCATCGAACATTCCAAGCTTTGTAATAATTTTTTTATTAACATACATGAATGCACCTTGTGGATTTGCATAAAATCCTAATTTTACACCATCTGGTTGCTCCAATGTATATTTTAATGTCTTTTCATTACCAGCAACCTTTTCATAACATAAATGATGAATACCTGTAGATTCAGCAGCCTTGATATATGCCTGAAAGACTTTTGGATCTTTAATTAAGATATCATCCTCAATGATAAAAACATGTTCTATATCAGGATTTTGCTCTAAAAGAGCTTTTATTCCAATATTTTTGCTTTTAGCAACACCTAGTTTATCATTGTTTCTTATAACAATGGTTGCATCTTCATCATTAACATATGAATTGTTTCCATCATTAACTACTACAAGAGTTTCAAACTTATTTTTTGGTAATTTTTCCAAAACTTGAGCATAATACTCTGGTCTATTATATGTTAATAAGACTAAACCTATTTTTGATGGTGAGATTTCCATATTTCTTTTAAATTTTCAACAACAGCTTCTTCTTGGTGTTCATTTTCTGGTGGTCCATAACCAAAAACTACAGCAAAATTATTCTTCTTTACGAACTTTTCGTGGTTTTCCATAAAAAGTTTCATAAAATCTTCTTCTGAACGTATTTTACTATTCAAATGATCAGGAACAATGTCTTTTAAACAATCCTGAGCACCATCTACATCAGCAAACCATCTGAAATATGGATGATAACCAGCTTTAATAATCTGATAACTATGATCTACATGCTCTAAAGCATTGTAAAATTGCTCATCCATTAATCCGACAGCATTTAATGTATCTATATGATAATAACTAAATGCTCCCAATATATTGGGATACAAAACTATCTTACAATTATCATTATAATCTACAATTTTTCTAGGTGTAGGTTGACCTATGTAATTTCTATTATGATTTCCATGTAATCCAAAATTAAAATGCTTAATTCCTGTCTTATTTGAAGCTTCTATATAAAGATTAAAAACTTTCTGATCCAATATCTCAATGTCATCTTCCATAAGAAAGATATGCTCACATCCTGTTTCTATAAGATATTTTAATGCATTGTTTTTAGCAGCACCTACGCCAGTTTTTCCTTTGGTTTTAATAAAATGTGTATTTTCTTTTATTTGATCTTGAACATTTGTATCAACACCATCATCAACCACTACAATTTCTAATCCTATATTATTTTTTAATACAGAAGCATAACTTTTCTTAAAGAAATCATTTCTATCACAGGTTATTAAACCAATTCCTATTTTATTTTTTATCAATTGTTGCATAATTCTTTTGTAATGTTTCTAAAAACTTTAATAATTGATCTTGAGTGATTCCCGTAGGATCATTTTGACCCGGTAGATACTTGTTCTTATGTGCAAAATAAGCATATGCTAGTCCTACACTTCTATGAGTTTCTGGAAAATCTTTATAACCAATCTTTTTAACCGTACTACCGGATTTCTTTAAACCATCTCCTATAGTAAGATTATAATGTGCTGGAGGATAAACTCCAATCTTTCTTAGTTTTACAATATAATCTAATACATCTATATCTTTTGTATTTGGATATCTTTCGTCAAAATATCCATTGTTTTTTATAATTCCAGAAAAAGTAAACATGAATCCACTATTCATTTCAGGAGAAGCATGTAAAACTACATTTGTTTCTTCATCTTCTAACGGAAGACTGCTTTTACCATCACCAAGTAAAAACCATGAACCAAATGTTTCTGCGATCTTAATGGTTTTTTCAAAAAAATCATTTTCATTTATCGAATGGTTCGATTCAAATATAAAATAATACTTGTACCCCTGTATTCTAAATTGAGAGATCAACCAATTTCTCAATGTAGCCATAGGTACTTCACCATATATTCTATACTTGTCATTAACCATTGTGTTATTTGTAGAAGAAACTACAAACACATTATCTTTATATTCATCAGGGATTGATCCATAACAAATATCAAGATCTTCTTGATCATAAATGTCTATTATTCCTATTCCAATTTCTTCTTTTGTCATATTTTTGTTTTGTATAAATCTAACAAATATTGATTTGTTTCGTTTTTATATTCTATATCTATAGAATTTATAAAATCTTCAATATTCTTTTCTATGTTTATTATATTATAATCTGTATCTGCTTTATTTTCAATTATCTTTTTTTCTATAGATTTATAATCTATTCTAAAAGATTTAGGAGAAAGTCTTTGTATAGATGCAGATAAAGCATCGATTTTACCTGTATCTATTTCTTCATCTATAACAAATGAAATTATATTATTAGGTACATTTGTTTTTAGAAATTCTAAATCTTGCTTTTTTGAACGTATTTCACTTAAAAAAATCTTTATATGTTTAGGAGATTCTTTGTTTTCTATAAAAACAAATTCATTAGTATCTAAATTTAAAGTATAAATTCCTCTTTGTTGATCTACATCACCAAAGTTTTGTTGATAAGGACTGCCAACATAAACTATTTTACCTTTGGGGTAGTTTCTTTCGTCTTTACTATGAAAATGACCTGATATTACTAATGGAGACTTTTCCAAAATATTTTTGGATTCAATACCATGTTCACAAACCTTATATGTATTCATATAAAAAGTTTGTATTTCAAAATGACCAAAACATATATCAGATTCTGGTATATTTGTAATATCTGTACCCCAAGGTATCAATGATATCTTCTTATTGTTATAAGATAGCATCATAGTAGTGTCTGCTATCTGAATATTATCCCAACCTTTTAGAATAGAAATAGAATTTATGTCTGATCTGTCTTTATAATAACAATCATGATTACCAACAAGAATATAAATTCTAAAATCTTTTAAATTATCAAAAAATTGTTTAGCTATAGATAATGTGTTCACTGATATTTCATTTCTATTATGAAATATATCTCCCGGTATGATAATATCATTTATACCGAGTTCGGTATATGTTTTTGCAACCCATTTAGAAAAATTCAAAACAATTTCATGCCACATTTGGCTATCTTGTCCTAAGCCAATGTGTATATCTGAAAATATTCCTATTTTTTTACTTTTAATGGTGTGCATTAGCTATCTTTAGTATATCCTTTTGTTTTATTGTTTTTAACCAAATTATTATAGTTTTCAGAAAACATTATGAATTCATCTCTATATTTTTCATGAGTTTCGTGCATATGTTTTTCTTTTTTAATTCTATTTCTAAAAGCATTAAAAGCTATTCTGGTAAAATAAGAGAATGGATTGGTTCCTTTGTCATGGCTATATTTTTTAGACATTAATGCTTTAAACATTCTTATTATACCATCTCCTACCATTTCTTCACGATAAGAATAATTGATAAAGTTATTAGCAAAACTTAATTTATGTGCAATTTTACTAACCATTTCAGCAAGTTCATTGGATAAAATACCTGTTTCGTAATATTTTAAAATTTGAGTATCAAATTCTTTAGGATCTACATAGAATTGAATTTTATCAGGGTCTACTTTCTTTCCCCTTTTCTTTTTTCCAGTAGGTTCAGCAACAACTTCAGTCTTTTTATTTTCTATTTCTAGATCTTCTAATTCTTCTACTTCTTCTACTTCTTCATCTACAAAATTTTCAAGTTGAATACCTAATGCTTCAGCTTCTTCAGCAGAATATTCTATATTAGAATCGTCTTTTTTGGTTTTTTTATATTTCTTTTTCTGTATACTCATAATTTTCTAAATTGTAAAGTTTCTTG